AGAGATATAGACGTCAATCACGGCGTCAACATGCAACAGTTGTGGGCCCAAGTGAAAGAAACAATGTATGTGCCTGGACAAAAGAATTGGTTTCTCTCGCCAGATGAGCGTGAGCTCTTGCAGGATAGTAATGAGCAATACAGAACGCAGTCTAGTGTGGAGGATCTTATTCTGGAACATGTGGACTTTACGAGCGACCGCACCAAGGCAGTCCAGATGACTAAGCTCTTGCGCGATTTGGGGATCAAATCCCCAAGGATGCCAGACTTCAAAGAAGCAAGCCGTGTCCTACACGAAAAAGGCATCGAGCCGCGCAGAAGTAATGGTAAGAAGATATATGATATAGATTACACGCCGATTGAGGATGACCTGGGAGGTTCATTGGGGAGCAATTGGAATGATTAGAATAATAAAAGGCGACTGCATAAAGTCGTTAAAAAAATTAGATGATAAGTCTGTAAATACCTGTATTACTTCACCTCCTTATTGGGGATTAAGAAACTATCAAGAATATAAACAACTTGGTATGGAAGATACTCCAGAAGAATTTATTAGTAACTTGGTAGATGTATTTAGAGAAGTAAAACGAGTGTTGCGTGATGACGGAACAGTATGGTTAAACTTAGGAGATACTTATTGTGGTACAGGACATAAGGGCAACTATACTGACCCTAAACATAAAGAAGGTAGAAACGGACAGAAGATAGCTTTAAATAATAAGATAGATGGCCTTAAATCTAAAGACCTAGTAGGTATTCCTTGGAGAGTTGCACTAGCTTTACAACAAGATGGTTGGTATTTAAGACAAGATATTATATGGCATAAACCTAATACTATGCCTGAAAGTGTTAAAGATAGATGCACTAAAGCACATGAATATATATTCTTATTGAGTAAGAATAAGAAGTATTACTATGATTATGAAGCCATTAAAGAAGATGCTGTTATAGGTAAAAAAAGAAACAAAAGGTCAGTATGGACTGTACCAACTAAACCATTTAAAGGCGCACACTTTGCAACTTTTCCTATGGATTTAATAGAGCCATGTGTGTTGGCTGGTTGTCCAGAGGGCGGTACAGTCTTAGATCCCTTTGGTGGTTCTGGTACAACTGGTTTGGTTGCTGACCGAAATGGTCGTAATGCCGTATTGATTGAACTCAACAATGAGTATGCTGAGATGGCAAGAGATCGGCTCTATAATGATGCTCCGTTGTTCGCGGATGTAGTAGATGATTAAACAAATGAAAAAAATAGGTAACGCGACATTGTATTGCGCTGACTGTAAAGACGTCTTGCCTTTGTTAAAAGATATAGACGCTTGTGTTACAGATCCGCCATACGGCCTATCGTTTATGGGCAAGCGGTGGGATTATGATGTTCCAGGCGTTGAGGTATGGACTCAGGTAAACGAAGTTTTAAAGCCTGGTTCTCATCTTCTATCATTCTTTGGCTCTCGTACTTATCACCGAGGAGCTATACCCATCGAAGATGCTGGCTTTGAGATCCGCGATCAGCTGATGTGGTTGTATGGCAGTGGCTTTCCCAAGTCGCATAATATAGGTAAAAAGATAGAGCAATACGAAGGTTGGGGTACAGCACTCAAGCCAGCACATGAGCCAATCGTTATGGCGAGAAAACCATTTAAAGGAACAGTGGCTAACAATGTCTTAGAGCATGGCACAGGTGGTATAAACATAGATGACTGTAGGGTTGAAACAGATGATAATTTATCTGGTGGTAGTGGTAGGATTGGTGGCTTTGCGGGCAAAACTCAAGGTGGCGAATTGTCAGATTATAAAGTATTAGGCAACGAACAAGGCAGATTCCCAGCCAATGTCATGCACGATGGTTCTGATGGGGTGCAAGATATATTCGGTGATAAATCACGCTACTTCTATTGTGCGAAAGCGAGTAAGAAAGATAGGGATGAGGGGTTGGATATGATTGATGAAAAGCCAATGGCATGGTCTAACCAAGCTAAAGCTGAGTTAGAGCGAGGCAACTTAGAATTTAGAAATGCAGATGGGAATACGGCAAAACATAACAAAGTACAAATGCGAAAGAACTCACACCCAACAGTTAAGCCAACGGAGTTGATGCGCTATCTGTGTCGTCTGGTAACACCGAAAGGTGGAGTTGTGCTTGACCCATTTATGGGTAGTGGTAGCACAGGTAAGGCGGCGATAGAAGAGGATTTTAATTTCGTTGGTATAGAGATGGATGAGGATTATTTTGAGATAGCGTGTGCCAGAATAGAGGCCGCTCACAAACAAAAATCACAGGAATTAAAGGGGTTGTTTTGATAGTAGATGTCTTGCTGGGAGTGTTAGGTACACTGTTTATAGCGGTCGCTGTAAGCGTTGTTGGGTTAATGGTATATATGCTTATTGATAAAGATTAGCAGATATATGCAAAGGTTTATAACAAAAGGGTATAGTAAAGGGTATAGCAAAGGGTATGCTAAAATGCTGTATCTATGCGGGTTTAGACTACTATTAGTGTATAGTGTATCTATATATAAAGATATTATTATTTAGTGGTTATAAGATGGTATTCATACGGGTTACAAATAGGGTATTTAGAAATGGTTATACACTGCCCTTCATACACTGTTTGCATTATGAATGAATGGCATGGCGGCAAAGGATCTAAAAGACGCCCGTATGATCCAGAGGTTTTTGATAGAGAGTTTGATAGAATATTTAAGAGCAAGAAAGTAAAAGCAATGTGTGAGAAATGTGGAAAGCATATTGCATTACAGGATATTAAAACGCATGACTGCAAGGAGTAGATATGCCAAAGAAGATTAAGAAGAAACCAATCGCTGATGCGCCATTGCAATTTGATAAAGATTCGGAGCACGGCTTAACCGAAATGCAGGCCAGCTTTGTTTGGCATTACACCGAAGGTGCGTGTGGTATGACCGAAGCTGCCAGAAAAGCTGGGTATGAGTTTCCAAGTCAATCTGCGAACAAATTATTGAACGGCAAGGATTATCCAAACGTGGTTAAAGCTATCCGTATCAAACAAGATGAGCTTGCAGAGAAGTATGCGATCACTCCACAAAAGACTGGCACGATGTTGTGGAAAGTAATGGAGAGCGCATACGAGAGTGGGCAGTTCAATGCAGCGGTCAGCGCCATCAAAGAGCTCAATCAACTCGCTGGTTTATCAATCAACAGATCTCAGAACATTAACATCAACGCTAACTTGGAGAAGATGAGCAGGGAGCAAATCAAGGAGCGATTGGGACAATTACTCGGAGCTGAAACCTCAAACTACTCTGCAAAAGATAAATAGATCAATAACTTGCAAATGGCCGCTTTCCAGTCGGAAAGAAAAATTTTTGACTTTTTTTTAAAAAATGCCCTAAGTTATTGATTTTACTGGCTTTTTTTAGTGTGCAATCCTGTATTCTTTTGTGCAACTATGTGCAACTTGTGAGCACAATAGCAACACGCAACAAATTGGAGTCCCTAGAGGCCGCTTTTTTACTGGCATTTAGTTTTTTTAGGATCCCTACACCCCCATATTTGCCGACGCGTATGCAAGTGCGTATTTAACTAAGTTACACACACTAAATCACAAGAAAAACTCAAGGCAAAAAAATTTTGTAAAAAAAATTTTGCAATGCGTTTGCAATTTTTTGCATATTTTGAGAAACTCTATCAATGCCGATTAACTCCAGAAATAAAGGCGCAGCATTTGAACGTGACATTGCGAAGATCCTCAATGGTTTCTTTGCCGACAACGACATCGATTTCCAAACCAAACGCAACCTAGACCAATACCAACAAAAAGATCTATGCGATTTGGATATACCCTTTCATGCGGTTGAGTGCAAATTCTACAAAGAAGGCGAATGGCTAAAGTCCGCCTGGTGGGATCAAGTTTGCAGTGCCAGTAATGGCAAGATTCCTGTATTGATATTTAAGTTCAACCGCAGACCGATTCGTGTTTGCATACCCTTGTATGCGATCAACCTAGAGTGGCCGCACGAAAACGACAAGATCTGTGTCATGGCGATAGATGATTGGCTTGATACGCTAAAAAACAACTGGCAGAACTATGAGCGACAATATTCTACCTAATCACGGCGTAACCGGTCTGTCTGTCAGCCAAGATGATGTAGAACTGTTCTTAGATTATGTGGTTGAAGCCGAAGGTATCGTGGCCAAAGTGCACGATAAAGGCGATGAAATCGAGCAAACAACTGTTCGGGACGCTACTATTTACTATATTGACGAGAAACAGACGCGTTTGTACCAAATTTTGAACAAAATTGCCTTTTCAGCCAACAAATACTTCAAATATGACATTACTGGCATAGAAAAAGCGCAGATAATTCACTATAAAGCGCCATCTAACGGCTATGAATACCATTTGGACATAGGACCAGAGGGTACAGCTGCTACACGCAAGATCAGCATGAGCCTATTGCTCAATGAAGACTACGAAGGCGGCGAAATTTGCTTCCGTTCCAGCGAACATGAGAGCTGTACGCGTCCAAATATGGGTGAAGTGGTGTTATTTAGCTCGTTTTTATCCCATAAAGTCAAACCTGTGACCAAAGGCGATAGATATGTCGTTGTTGCTTGGTTTAACGGACCGCCTTTTAGATAAATTTTTCTTGTGATAGAATTTTTCTATGGCTGACAACAATAAAAACGTAGTTGGATCTTTACGCGATTCCATTGCCGCACAAGCGCAACGTAAACTTGAATACGACATGGCGCTTATTGAAGCTCAAAGGGCAGCTGCCGAAAAGCTAACACCCAGCAAAGCACAAGCAGCTTGGATAGGCAGTATATTTGCACCGGGCGCAGGCATAGCAGATGCAGCCGGACAATTTCCAGAGTTTCCTGGACCAGATGTAGCGCTAGAAGATGCTTTTGCTGGCGATCCCATGCCCAGCATCTCTGAAAACATTGCAGCTGGAGGAATCGATCGTTATTTAGTAGCTCCCCTACAAGGCTTGGGAGTTGTGGGAGATGCTACTTATGCAGCACCCGTTGTTGGCCCTGTTCTTGGAGCAACTGTGGGTTCTGTCTTAAAAGGAGTAGGTGCTTTAAGTGCTGTGCCAGCAGCGATAAGTAAAGCAAAGAAAACCACCACAGGCATTGAGGCACTCAAAGGCACAGATGCAACCAAAGCTGCGATCAAAGAAAATTTAGACAAATTTGCCAAAGACCAATACGGCTTTGTATCGCCATCTTTGGAGGCTTTACTAAAAAGCGCACCACCAAATTTGAAGGGTAAACAAATTACTGAATGGTTAGCTGCTAATGCTAATAAAGGCGTCAAACCCAAAGAGTTAGAATATCTAGGTATAGATGAGTTTGTTGCCACTAATCCCAAAGCGTCTATCAACGAAGTAGTCGAGGGCGTAAGCGATAATAAAGTTGTGGTTGGAAAAAATACTTATTTCCACAATGCAGATGCACCGGAAATAGACTTTGATATTTCTAATCCAGAATTTGATCCTCTTGATTCATCTTATCCTAATTATCAATCTAAATATGAAGATGTTACTGAATACATCAAACTAGGTGATGAATATGAAACAGAAGAATTATTAGATTTTTTCAATCAAAGTAATCCACAAGCAGGAGCTAAGACCATTTCAGATGTTGATAATTATTTATCAGCCAGAAACGAAAGCCTAGATGATTTAATTAAATCTTATGCTAAAGAACAATATTTTGAAAATCCCTATGAACTGATAAAACCAAAATCTACCAACCAAGTCTACGATGTTGACATACCAGATGATACTTTTGCTTTTGGCAACGATGAAGTTGGCTACCAACTTTTTGTAGGCGGTGAGAGAGTAACTGATCCAGACAATATAGCTTTTAGCCGTACTGAGGCACAAATACAGCTATCTAACAAAATGGAAGAGGGTGGCGATCCGCTAAGAATTGCTGGAAGTGGCGACGACATGCTTACAGAAGCACGCTACAAACAATATGTAGATGAAACATTACCTGGCGGAGATAATTACCGCGAAGTTGTATTTACATGGGAAAACGCACCAGTAGAACATGGCGTGCAAGATCATTTCGACGAGCTCAGTCAAATATCTAGCGCTTTAATTCGTAACAGAAAACTAGCCGACGGCAAAAAAACTTTGCATGTCGACGAGTTGCAATCCGATTTGCATACCACAGGTTCAAAAAGTGGTTACACGCCGTCTAAGTCAGAGCAAATAAAAATGGAAGAGGAGTTAGAAAAAATATTACCAGATGGATATTATGCATCCGATGGATATATTTTTGATGAGTTTGACGAGGTTGTTAGCACATATTTAAAAAATGTCCCAAGCAGAGCCGAACACAGGCTAATGTTTACGCAAGCCATGGATAGTAAAAACAGCGATAAATTTTTTGAAATAATAGACAGATTTGGTGATACTCCCAACTACCCTTTCAAAGACGATTGGTATGCCATGTCACTAAAACAACTCTTAAAAGACGCGATTGACGAGGGTGCCGATGCTATTTCCGTATCAAGCTCTGCTCCAATTAAAGCTAGATATACCGATGAGTACAGCAAATTTTATGAAACTCTATACGATCAGAAGATACCCTCGGCTATGAAAAAGCTGGCAAATAAATACGGCGGTAAGTTTGAGAAAGGTAATCTTGATGAATATGACATATATGGATCTTTATTAGATGATGTGAGAAAGGGTGATCCAGATGCCATAGATAATTTATTAGGTTTGTATGGTGAAAGATTTGGCGGCGGAGTGGACGACATTAATGAAGTAATGGAAACTTTACCCAAGTTAGCTGAAACAAACATCATCCGCATAACCCCAGAAATGAAAGCAAAAATACTTGAGGAAGGTTTACCTAGCTTTGCGTTTGGTGGGCCTGTATTCAAACCTTTTTCAATCGACAATATCGATATATTTAATCCTTAGTATCTTTCTCTAAGATTTCTTTTTTTCTAGCTTTAAAATCAGCGATTAATTTATCGTAGTGCTTGGGACTCATACGCTGCATAGTTGCTACAGCTTTTTTATTGTCTAGGTAATGTTTTTCTAGGCTTTCAACTGTATCGGTGGGCATAAAGTGAAACATAAGTAAATAAATGTTTTCTGCAAAGTCAAAATTTTTTTTACTTTCCTTGTCATGGAAAGGTATCGGCGGTATGTGTGGCATGACTAATTCCAAATAGGAAAGTCAAAGCCTTGTTTTACAAGGTCCTTGTAAATCCTTTTGCCTTCTTCTATTGAGTATGGCTCAAGTTGATCTGCTCGTCGCTCACTAGAGTTTTCTGTGTACCAATCAACAAAGGTTGGCACATAGATTTTTTTCTTAGCTCCACTTTTCATAAGTTTCCTCCAAATCATCTTTATTCACAAAACTTATCTGGTTAGTTTCTTCATCAAAAAACCTTGCCTTGCCTTCATTATTATAGCCATAGAAATATCCGAATATGGCATGGCCTAACAATTTTACACGTTGGCCCTCTCTAAGTTCTACTTTCATCTTTCCTCCTTATATATTCTTTGATTAATATTTCTGCCTCTCGGTTGCAGTTGTCTGCAAGCTCATTGAGCGCATCAATCTCTTTTAGGATCTGATCCTTTTCTAACAGGTTGGTTACATTCGGCAGCTGATCTTCTAAGGCTTCAATCTGCATGGTGCAAAGGTCCCGAAAACGACTAGCCACATCCTCTAAGTGAATGACGTTATCTTTACTCATTAATGCAACCACTTAGGCAAGCCGTTGGGATATTTAAACGCCAGCTTGAATTGTTGTAGATCTTTAGGATCAGTAATAATGTTTTCCATAATATCTATTATAGAATCATTATCTGTAAATTTATATTTAGCCTTTAGCTTTGGCATCACCTGGTTAAAGTATTTAGCTTTGTTCATTTTGTTTCTCCAACAATTTAAGACAAGAATACTATAA